AACAGCATCTCATCAAAGCCGCCATCTTTAACATCATTCAACATCAGCAGTCCTCGCCAGTGGCGGTTAGAGAGCTGATCCATGTAGTCTTCATCGTGCAAGTAATAACTACCTGCAATGATACCACAGATAGGCTTACCATCGGCACGCTTACCATAGGCAATCTGTTTTCCTTGCTGGTGGCCTGCAATGCAACTCATGTGCAGCTTATTGACAAGAGCAGCAGCAGTACCAGCGGGACGACCCATAGCACCTGTTGGCCAGTAATGGTTGAATCCAACACCTGCGATAAACACAGGGTGCAGAAATTCATGTACTTCCCAATCCTTCAAGTTCAAATGTTCATAGGTCATTAGCCCTTCCAGCATCGGATTATTATTGATAGCCCTTGTCAAACGATTACAGTGGTTGCCCTTGAGGAAGACCATACGAGGTTTATACACCTTGTGCTTGGTCTCCTTTTGAGTCTTTTGCATCGCCTTCAACGGAGCTAACAACACATCCATGCCTTTGTTTCCCGCCTCAACGTCAGCAAGGTAGCGCTTACCTTCAAAGTATTTACTACCTGCTTTGTCGTGACTGCTCAAACTAGGAAAATCCCAATGATCTCCTAGATGAACAACAACATCAGGTCGGTAATCACAGATAGCCTTCCCCGCCCATTCAAGATGCTTGGTAGGTGTATCTGGTTTACATTGTGTGTCAGGGATACACAGTATCTTCATGCTCACCACTCCATGGGGTATTTGTCGTCATCTTCATCCTTAATGAAGTACTCACCCGTCCAAGGATCAAGATAGTCAGGGTAGTGTTTGTACATTAAGCCCAGCCACGTAGGTTCTTCCAAGCGTACCTGACTCTTGATGTCATAGCCAAACACTGACTCCAAGAACTTCACATAGTCGTCCAAGCACTCATGCCACGAAGCTCCGGGAGTCTTGATTGTCTTGGTATGCTCTTTACCGTTACAATCTGTATAGGTAAAGCTGTATGTCTGGCCAATATCGTCTTTATCAATCATCGAGAATCTCCTGACCCTGTGAGGGTATTGTTAAGTTTACGTGCTGCAAGTTTCTGAAGGTTCTTACTGGCAATGTCAGCCAAGCTCCAACCCATTACAGTAGATAGGCCAGCGATCTGCCAGAGCACATCACCAGCTTCCTTCTGCATCCCTTCTTCGTCCAAGACACCATCTCGAATCCACTTGGCATACTTACCCGCAACTTCACCAGCTTCAGAGGTGAGGTTAGAGATCATGTAAGCAGGGTTCTTAGCTGTCTCCATCGCTGTCTTGAACGCTAGTTCCTGATATTCATTTAGCAGCATTAGTCAATTCCTTTGCATAAAACAATTCTTTAACGGCAGGGAACTGTTCACAGACGATCAGTTTCACCTGTTCAGCAACCTCTCGGTGTTCCTTCTGCGTAGCCGCATCACAGCGAATATCCACATAGTGAAGCCAACTACGCAGATTACCTGCCATGTACATCCTGCTCATGGTCAAGCCTTCAGGCAGTAGCTTTCGTGCTTGCTCTTTGGCAACCCCTTTGGCAAGAGCCATGTTATAAACCAACTCAGCGTCATCACAAACCCTTTTCTGTGCTTGGAGCCACCAGTTATGCAGACTAGAGTCACCCACTTCGAGGCTGTTCTGTCGGTTCTTGGTATCCTGTAGGCGAACCTCAGACAACTCAAAACCTTGTGCAACAGCATATCGCTGAGAGAACTCTTGGAAGCTGAAGCTACGGTGTCGCAGAATCTGTCGTGCAATGTCGCGAGTAGTCTCGATCTCCAGTGACAAGTGTACCATCTCCAGAGGAGACCAGTGCTTGTTGTTGATCAAATACTTCAGTAGCTTCGGGCCTGACTCCGTTGCATACTGGTTGTCTGGATTAGAGACACGAGCCATGTACGCAAGAAGATCCTGAGCATCTTCAATGCCCTTCTCAACCAGTCCCGGAGCAGGTACAGAATAACAAACCAACGATACTTTAGACATCTTCACCTTCTACTTTCAATTTATCACCTTCACGAATACCTGCTTTGAGCGCTTCAAGAATACCGAAGCAAATTAAGGATTCTGTTTCCTCACGAGTCATGTCAAAGGTGTAGCTTGCACTACCATCTTCATTCTCTTTGATAAGTTCAACCTGCATCTGTCATTACTCCTAAGATTAAGTTGATGCCTTGAATAAGCTGCATCTGTTCAAACTGATTAAGACGATTCCATGCCTTAGCAACGGGAAAGTGCTTACGTGCGCTTTCATAGAATCTTTCAACGTCACTCATTGATCCACTCCTCAGGAATAGTCTTATCAGCAAACTTATAGCCATTCTTTCTGCACCACATAGCATACGTAGTCTTAGACGCTTTGCTGATACGTGCATTAGAATTGCTAAAGACAAACCGAATATCGAGTTCAGGATTATGTTTCTTAACTAACAAATGCTTCTGACGATCAGGTGCTAAGAAGCGCCCTTTAGTCTCCACAATGATCCCGTTTGGAAGTTGAAAGTCAGGTGTGTACACATGAGAGGAAGCTGGTTTGATGTACTTCAGCTTAACCTTCTCGTATGTGTATTCAATCCCTAACTTATCCAACTGTTCCGCTACTCGCTCTTCAAGGCCCGATCTGAATCCGTACTTGATTGCAACTTGTTTGGCGGTTGCCATTTAGGAAGCTCCTCTTTTGTATTTACCAAATAACATATCAGAAGCCAGTTCATAGACTTCAGATGCTTCTTCAACAGTATCGAATCTCCCTAAAGATTTAACTTTTTTGTTAAATTTTATTTGTGCTTTCCACTTTTTAGATTGCGCATCCCAATGAACTCCTCTAGCTCCTGATTTGTTGTTAGCATAAAATTTCTTATTCAAAGCATTTTGACCATAATTGACTAATCTAAGATTTTCAATCCGATTATCTAAAGTGTCGCCATTTATGTGATCTAACATTTTTCCTTCAGGAGGCCAAGAATTATTGTTAAGAAGCCAGACAATTCTGTGTGCTAAATAGTTTTTAGAGTTAAATTTTAAAACTCTATATCCTATTTTAGCATCATGACCGCATTCTTTTCCAATTAATGTAGAATTGGAATGTGATTTCCAGAAAAGTTTACCTTCTTTATACTCTATTTGTTTTCTAATAGAGTCTTCCAATGATCCCATAACTCTCCTTCATATCGTCTCAGCCACAAGAGCTGTCCTTGTTCAGTAAAATACTCCAACGTATGCCCCAATTCTTGATACTTTTCCCACGCACAACGTAAGAGGTCTTCTTTCGTCTTTGCGTCTTGGAGAGCTTTAGCTGCCTTCTTCGGGCCAATGCCTGCCAAGCATGGGATATTGTCAATCCTATCTCCAGTGAGAAGTTGCGTTGCAAACGACTTATACGCTGTGAACTCATCGACATAGTATCTCTCATCTTTGACAGGATTGTAGTGCCATCCTTGAAGCTGATCCAAGTCCTTATCCACATGAACAATCCAGCACTCATCCAAGAGCTTCGTGGACGCAATGGCTACGGTATCGTCAGCTTCCTCACCAACCGTAACGATAGCCCCATGACGCTTGACTAGATGCTCCCGCAGGGCTTCGTAGTGCTTAGGTCGTTGAACATCTTTACGGTTGCCTTTGTATGGCACTGTCTTGGCAATGTCATAACGGTAGTTAGTCTTACCTGTGATCCAAGCTGTGTATTCGTCAGCCTTGAGATTCACATAGATAAAATCTTCTAACCACTCCGTTAATCGTGCCTTAGCGATGCCGACTGGCTCATCTTCCGAAGAGAATGCTATTCGGTAGACTAAAAAGTCAGCATCGACCAATGCTATCTTAGGTGACTCCTTACAGGATGTCTGAGTCATCATCGCCATCTACGTCATCGCCGTAGACAACCAAGTCGGTAACAATCAACTTACTGATCGAAGGGGCAGAGCCGAACTTAGCTGACATCTTATGGCGATAGGAGCCTACCAGAGCTGTCACCTTAGTGCCGTTACCAATCTTCTCGATAGCCACTGGATTACCTTCAGCGTCCACAGGCTCGAACAAGAACTTAGACTTACCAACAATGTAGTTACCCATTGTGTCCTTATTCTTAATCACGATACCCTGTTCCTTAAGAGCCTCACAAGCCTTGTCAGAGAGCATACCGAGTGTGCATTCGTACTTTTCATTCTCGGTGTTAAAACGAGTATTAAACTCTTTCATCCAATTCGCCCAAAACAACTGGCCTGCGATCTTGACTGGTTTGTTATCCATTTGAATTTCCTTATTTAATTTCCGTTTATGAAGATGCTTGTCTCTCCAAGCTGTCACTGATTGTCTTACAAGAAGAACCCCATAGCAGTTAAGGCCGTTGTTGGTGCAAGTGGAGGGCTTCGATCCCTCAATCCTTTCGGCGGCAGATTTTAAGTCTGCTGTGTATACCAGTTCCACCACACTCGCTTCTTACCTAATATTGTACACGCTGTTTAGGCAATGTCAAGAGTTTGCATGAAACTTTAATGGGTTTCTCTCCAATTCCTTCCAATCTTGTACTCCCCATCTAAGGGGCATCTAAGTTTGAAAGCCTCACCGGCCTCAATTATACTCTGTTTAAAGGCTTTGCCAACATCTTCGGCAATATCTTTTGAACATTCTAACTGAGCCTCATCGTGGACATTGGCGACATACTTCACCGTCCACTTGTTAGCCTTAACCTTGTCGTCAAACAAGACCAAAGCCTTCTTCATCACTACAGCGCCTGCGCCTTGGAGGAGCGAATTGAGAGCTGCATGCTCGGATCGAACCCAAATACGCCTCCCATCAAGTCCGGGAACCCACCCTTTGGCGGCTTGCTTGCTGACTCTTTCGAGGAGCTTTGCGAGGGCAGGGGTTTGAGCAAGGAACTTAGCTTTGAGCTTTGTCCCGTCTCTTGCACTGCCTCCCACAATGCTACCAATCTTTGCATCTCCTGCTCCATATAGGAAGGCGTAGATAAAAGTTTTTGCATTGTCTCTAGAAGCGAGTCCTGCTGCTCTTTGGTTAACTGTATGAACATCCGTTCCATCTTTAGATGATCCCTCACAGACAGTTCTGACATAATCATTATCCTTCATATAGTGAGCCAACATACGAAGCTCCAGACCTGAAGCATCGCAACCTACCAACACATTACCGTCCTCAACTGACCAGCACTCCCGGCACTCAGGCCCGTAGATGGAACCTGCATTGGGGATCTGAGCCATGTTAGGGCTGCTATGGGTCATTCTGCCGGTAACGGCTCCATTGGTGATAACTTTACCGTGTACCCTGCCGTCCTTACCTACAGCTTCTAACCACGATTCAATCTGACTGATACGTTTCTGTACCAGAAGGTATTCCTTGACTAGTTCTGCAAGTTCTTTGAGTTTAACTCTATCAGCTCCCTGCAAAAGCGCCATAGTATAGCTCCCGTGCTTGTTTTGCCGCTGTTTCGGCTTCTTTTAAATCAGAAAAAACACCAATATGTTTAAATTTACCGTCAACTTGCACAGACACACGATACTTTTCTTTGTTGTTTGTGTAGTAAACACTCCGTGGGAGGAGGCGTCTCGTGGTTTTCTTCCTGTTTCTCGAATTCTCTACAGCAGTACAAACACGTAAATTTTCAATTCTATTGTCATCCCGGATGCCATTAATATGATCCAGCATATCAGGCCACTCTCCTGTATGAAGGAACCAAACAACATGATGTACCTTTTTTCTTTTTCCGTCAATGTTCATTTCACGGTATCCATGTTTCTTATTCACCCAACCAACAGGAGCTCCTTGTATGGCTCTTCCTTTTGTTCTTAACCAAACCAACTCACCTAATCGGTTGTAGCCTACGTCACTTAGTTTCATTACATTCCTTTATGATCTCGTCCAAGATGGCTTCATCCACAATTATACTCCCTTTTTCCGTGTGTTTAGAAGGTCTCCATCCTAGCTCTTGTAGTTTAGAGGCCACTTGTTGTCTTGATCCGATGTTGAAAACAACAATGGAATCTTTAAGTCGCTTTCCTGTTTTGTCACTGTATCGCTCAACTGTTTGTTCTGGGTAAAGCTCTGCGGATCGCTCAAGTAGCGCTGCCAGTCTTGCTTTGAGAGTAGTAGTAAGGCAAATTGCATAGGGTTGATCCAGTCTAAAACCGTTTTTGGTTTGCTCCGAAATGATTGCTGCCACACGATGCTCTAGCTCTACCGAGTCCTGACTGAACTGTTTCTCATTCAACTCATTTGTCAGTTTGAGATACAGTTTAGCAGTAACTTCAACGTCCCTAATACAGTAATCAGTAAGAAGGTTGTCAATAGGATAGTCGAAACACTCATTCTTATACTCCTCTTTCCTGTCCATCATCCACTGCCATACAGCAGCGTAGTCAATCTTGTGAAAGCCTAGAGTATTCCCCCATGCTTCGAGGCTGTGACCTGTCTCGCGGCTCGGGTCGAGTAGACGACTTACTATGAGTGTGTCGTATACGTTCTTCAAACG